TTTCTGTGGTGAATGACGATAACCCAAAATAAATTAAACCATCTGTACTAGATTTTTTCACCATTATTGTAGTTTTATAAATCTTATTATGGTTAATCTTAAATGATTGGCTTCGTAAACCAGCATTCCCATTATTTGTTAATCTAAGTACATCTCCTTGTGTTCCATCTGCATATAAAGAAAGATTAACAGGAGTACCTGCACCTTCCTCATCTATATTTCCCCAACTATCTAACACTCCTGATGTAGTGATATTATTAACATAATCACGTGCAACAACAGATAGTTTTTGTGTGAGTACCGCATTGCTTATAATCTTGTCTGCTGTTATAGCATTATCAGCTATCTCAAGTGTGTCTATAGCATTAATAGCTACTTTTGCATTAGTAATAGCATCTGCTACTATATCTGCTGTCCCCATTCCTGTTGTAGCAGAACTTGCTGTGGTAGAATAAGAACTAATGTTATCATTTTGCGCTCTCCTTCTAACTCTATAAAATAATGTTGTCCCAATAGCACCTGCTTCTAATGGTATATCATCATGCTTGAAATGATGCTCCAATACAATTGTATGAGCATCCAGTGTGTCTTTCCAATCAGAACCATCAAGTTGCAGAGAATACCAATCAACTTCATCATCGGACACCTGCAATTCAAAATGCTTCAGCCATTGTAAATCACTTTGTACATTCCATGTAAGCTTAATGCTTTTAAAGAATCCTTCTGCGTCAAGTGTTGGTGTTGTGGGTATACTAGCAGGATTAACACTATCATAATAATTATCCAAGCCTGTAGCTGTAGGAACACCTGTCCCATCTATACCAAGACTTCCATCTTCTAAGAAAATAGTACCATTAATCTTTAATTCTGATCCTGTCCTATCAGCATCGAAATCTAAAACATATGTCCCATTGTCTCTTCTAAATATATATGTCCCATCATCTAAATCTATTTCTGTTTTAAATGTATCTAATGTTGTTCTTTCTTTAGAATTAATAGCACCTGCTTCTAATAAATTAGCGACTATTGTACCATCAATTATAACTCTATCAGCATCCAATATAACTCTCGTTCCAACTACTTGTATAGCAGCACCTATTTCACTGTCTGTCGCAGGTGCGTCCATTACCAGATAATTGGTTCCTCTGAATATTATAGAAGCATCTAAGGGTATTTTACTATGATAAACCTTATCTCCTTTTGCAAGTTGATCAATTGCCTCAGATGTTACGTTAGTGATTTTTTTGCTATTAAGAGTAAGATCTCCACTAATAAGTAATTCTGATGGAGAAGCTTCCAAATACCCATTTTCGAGAGCTAATCTTCCCAATCCACTGTAGATATTACTATCATCTAATAATGAAATATAAACTACATTACCACTGTTATCCGAGAATGCTGAAGATGCTGTTGGGTATACTGGATCACCATCATCTGCAATATCTGTAACATTTTTTATATATACATTAAAATCATCCAGATAATTAATGTAATAAACAACATCATCAAGAGCAGAATAAGTAATACTATGTGCTGGGGTGTCTCCAATCTTTGTTCCTACACTATCATCTGTGCTGTCCTTTACATATAATTTACTCCCATCAGCTATGTTAGCATAAACAATTTCAATCCCACTTATGACATCATAGTCATTAATAGGGAATGTAGTAACTGCTGTTCCATCTAAGGAATCTGTTATTAACCCCCTGTAAAGATATCCTGATTCATTCAAATAAAGAAATTCATCATCTCCTATATATGTAGGCTTATATCCTGCTGTTGCTGTAACAGCTGCTCCTGTGGCAGTGTCAGTAATATCTTTTAAATATATCCTATTATCATTTAAATTAACATAAAGAACTCTGGAATTATTTAAGACATCTGCTCCGGCAGGATATGGGTTACTTGCTACTACTGTAGATATCACTTCTCCTGCAAATGTATCTGTTTTTCTTGTCTTATACAATAAAGAATCATCTCTACCCACATATACTATACGTCCGTCATCTACTATACAAAGTTCTGATGCGTTATTATTTGTACTAAAAGCATCTGGTCTACTTGCTAATAAAGCCAAGCCAGCTCTTTCTATATTACCGGAATCGATAGCACGTTGAGCACCTAGATCTATAATATCCTGTTCAGGATCATACAGTGTGTCAAAATTAACTTCCTGTGCACCTTCTGCCCCAATACTGATTAAAGGATCATAATCTGGAATGATAGCACCTGCGGTGTATATATCCTCATTATATTCTATACAAGTTAGAGTAGCAGATAAGTCATCTTTAGGGGATATAGCTGCAATTATTACGTCAAGTGTTTCTTCCCCTGTTTCCCCATATACAAATAAATCAGAAGATTGAATTACATCTTCTCCTGTTATAGGGTTCATGAACTCAACATCTTCTGTAAATGCTACTTGATTTACAATAGGCTCATCTATTATAGTTCCATCTTCTTTTCTTATTCTGACAGAATAAGTTTTCCCACTTTCATAATTAAGATATTCATCTGAAATAAACCCAGTAGTATCCCCTGCATATGTGGTAATTTCCCGTACACGCCCATAATACAAACCCAACAAAGCAGCATCGTGGGAAAATAGAACCCTATCTCCCTTTGTACATACAATATTTTCTATATCAACATTAAAGGTATATACTTCTGGACGTAATCTATTCACAGCCAGCATGTATTTACCAATTTTTCCGGCATGTGTAGCGTCTGTCACACCAAATAATGTGGCAGACTGACTGATAGAATCATCAGGTGTGATATCATCATAGTATACAGGTCTTTCTGCTGGGGTATATCCTGTATCTGCATCAATAAATTGCATTCTCAACATAGTAGGGTTATCTGCAAATAATTTTGATCCTGAGAATCCCCAACTATTACGTGGTGTAAACATCTGTACAGGATTATCTTTATATGTGTCAATGACAATTGTATATAAATCATCAATAGTTAACCACGTAGCTCTGCCCGTAGATACTATACTGTTCAACATAGATTCCATTGTTATGTTGGCATTCAATACAGCATTACATTCAAATTGGTGTTCTACATCGTCACAAAATGTATACCATGTCTCTAATGCTTCCCAATCAATCTTAGCGTCTGTAATCTTAGCGTCTGTAACCTTATCTGCATGAGGATTTATATGTGAATTTTGTAACACATATAAAAACATTGATGCTGGATTTGAAGTTGCTCCTACAGTTGTCCATTGTGTTGGTCCTGTTCCTGATCCGCTATATTTTTTTGTATGCAATTGTGCTACAAAGTTTAAATTATTAACAATCCCAGTTAAGTTTTTACTTGCTCTGACATTTATAGATATTGTTGTTAATTCTGCCTGTATGCCTTCAAGTATAGGGCGTGTATTAGGGGGATTGACATCATCAAAAATACCTGTGTATGATTGAAGGTTATCCCAATACATTTTATCAACTATTTTAGTAGAAGTACTATTATAGAATACTCTCCGTAATTTTATATCATATTGTCTATCTGCATTCCACTCCGTTCCTGCTGGAGTTATATTGTCTACAGTTTTAATATATGATTTTCTAATTGTTTCAGAACTAGTACCCGTAATAACACCTAAATCAAAACGCTGGTATGCAGCATCAGGTTCATCATGTCCTTTCCAAAATGCTATAAAAGCAACAGTGTGTTCTTTAGCATTTCCAGAATCATCGTATTTAACTACCCCTCTGGGACAACTTATTGCGATTTTGATTTTATTAGTATTGGTACTGGTTGTACGTATTATGTCCTCTGGTGATGCTCCTCCTTCTTCCCATTTTATTTCTGCACCTATTTGAGTTTCTACAATTCTTTCAGGATAATATAGAGGGGAAGTGCTGTCTCTTTGGATATCATATACAGCATCTCCGTGTGGATCATCCAGTGTATCGATAAGAGTATTTCCTAACTTAATTGTACTTTCATCAATTACAACATCATTATAACCTGCACAAAATAATTGCCGTAAAATCATATCATTATTACTGATAACAGTATATGGGATTGCTGCATTATCTGGAGTCAATAAATGTTTACCTAATAATATAGGAACCATGCTATCAATTCTAGTTTGATTTGAAGCACCATGAATGGAAGGCAGTTGTTTTGTTTGTTCCCTATCTGCCAGATCTGGAACGCCTGAATTAAATATTGCTACACCAGAAAGAAACATTGCTACACCTGTCCCCATCAGTGCCATACTAATAGCTATTCCAGTACCGGCAGTAAGAATAAAAAAGAGAAGTCCTAATACATGTAAAGCAATCCCACCTACTTTCATCCCAGCTCCAATTTCTTCAGTTGGGGATAAACCTCCGGCAGGAAGCATTCTAATAATTACATGTTCTGATTCTGGTAAATTATCATAATCTTTAAATTCTATTTTAATATCTTTATCTATAATAAGAGCATGTTCAATAAGTAAAAAAGTGTTGGCATGCTCTTCAAATAAATTTCTAAATGAT